CCAGGTTGGTCATCCCCTTGACCTGCTCCTGGAAAGACTTGCTCGCGTTGTCCCCGATCTCGGTGAACTTGCTCGCTATGGAATCCCCGATAAGAGGAATACCCCGAAGCAGGTCCCCTTGGCGATTTAGGACCGAGATCTCGTAAGAAGCGTCCTGTGCTGCCTTCCCTCCTCGTAAGAAGGCGTTGGCCAGCCTATCGGTAGCATCGGCTGCGTTCTGTTGCGCCACCCCGATCCCCACAAGGGCTAGCCCCACAAACGGAATAGCCCCGCCAATGTTCTGGAGGGCTCGTCCGGCTTTGGACGTGGCTCGTTCCAGGCGCTCTCCAGCCTCAACCGATCCGGTAGTCCGGGTAACATACCCGCCCATTGCGGCTCCGGCGTTGGAAGCGGCAGTGGCCACCCCGGACAACTTGTCAGCCCAGACCGAAGGCCGGAGCAGATCGAAAGCCTTACCAGCAAGCCCGATAGCCCCCGCAAAGATCTTCCAGGTGGCGGTCATCGCAACCAATTGACCGCCGACCGATCCGATGAACCCTGCAAACGGACCGATCGCGGACAGCAGCGCGTTAACCAGATCCAATGTAGTCGAAAGTCCGGTCGAAAGCCCTCCGAGACCGCCCTCAGTAAAACTCATGACCACGTCAAGAAGGTGGTCGAACGTGGCGTTGAACTGGGGGCCGACTTCGGACCAGAATCGGGAGAACTGTCCGATCAGAGTACCGACGTCTCCCAGCAGGTTCCGGATGAACTCCCCCGTCAGCTCAGCAGAACGTCCCACCTCGATACTGCTGTCAGAGACATTCACGGCCAGGTCCCCGACTCCCGATCCCAGGTCCTCGATCAACGAGGCGAACCCCCGCATGGCGGGTCCGGACACCTGCAGTGCGGTGCGGAACTTAGGGACTGCTTGCTCAGCGGCCCCTAGAACCCCGTCGGCGAAGGTCTGGATCAGGGGTCCGGCATCCTGGAACATAGCCCGAAGCTCGGGGCGAAGCTGCCTCCAGGTCCCCCAGATCGACTCGGAAATATCTACGAACACGCCCTCCAGCGGCTGGGCGATCTCCTGGGCCTCGGTCTTGATCGAGTCCCATACGTCCGAGTACGCATTTTTGATCTCTTCGCTGTTCTTGAGAGCAGCTATCCCGATTCCGGCCATGGCTAAGGGAAGAACCCCCAGGGCCAAAGCTCCGATAGACCCAGCTGCCATCGCCGCAGCGGGGATAAGTCCTAATGAAACAATCATCGGGTTGGTCAGAGCCCGACCCATCCGATTGCCTACCCGACGAGCCGTGGTCTCGGTATTGTCTCCGATACGCTCCAGTTTTTCCTGGACGTCATGGACCACGGACTCGTCGATGTCTACCGGAAGGCTGATTCCTCGACCGGTCTTGGCCTGGGTGGCACTGATGGCCTGTTGCAGCTGGGAGGTGAAGTTCCGGTCTACATCGACCTTGAGTTTAACCCCCCGCTTTTCGAAGGCCTCGGCCTCTTTCCGAGCTTCCATGAGCCCGGTCCGGAAAGGGGACCGATCGAGCGTGAGCGTCGTTTCGATGGTTCCAGCGTCGAAAGCCATCGGCTCCCCTATTCACTCTGGGGGAGCCGGTACGCTTTGGACCCGAACTCCCATCTGCTGGAGGTCATCTAGCGACTCGGACGATTCATCATCGTCCTCCGAATCGTAGAACTCCTCGTGTATCCCGTCCAGGTAAACCATCTGCTGCCACCAGGGCAGCGATTCCCACTCGTCTATCGAAAACCGAAGACGCCGCCGAACTACGTACCAGACCATCCGCTGTGAAGCGGATCGAGTCAGTCCTTCGTATCGGCGGCGACGTGTTCCGGGTTAGTCAGCTCCCCCTGCACCCAGCCGAAATAGGCGGCCTTGATTCGGCCAGGGAGAGCGTTGATCTGCTCTTTGCTCGGGCAGGACTGGAACACCCGATCGACCAGCTCGGCTTGCTTGTCCGAGAACTCCAAGATCTCTTTGCTGGGGGCGATCTTGGAAAGCTCGTCGAATAGAACCTCGGCCCCCTCTTGCCAAGTCATCGAGGCCCAGCGCTCGACCTCTGCCTCCTTCTCCTCCGGAGACAGATTCCGCATACGTTCGGCTTCCTTGACCGCGAGAGCGGATTTGGTCCGGGTAGCCCCCTCTACCAAGTTCCGGTAGTCCACGAGGAACTCGTAGAGAGCTTCGCTGGTCGGCTCCGGCGACGTTCCGGACGCTTCCACGTAGGGACGAAAGTCCCAGTCCAGGGTAGGAACCGCCTTCGCGGCATCGAACTTCGGCATCGTGTTCTCCTCGGATCCAGAAAAACTCTACGGCAGGGCGGCAGCGGTCATGTCCTTGAGAGTCACACTCTCGATGGCTGATAGGGACCAGAAGCTGACCTTGTACAGCCGCAGGCTGGCCGCACGACGGTTCAGAACCTCGACGTCAGCAATCGAGACGATCTCGGGGATCAGAATACGCCGCCAGAACCCATAGCTGTTCTTGGACTCCAGCCCCAAGGAGAAGTGATCCAGATCCGAGGCCAGGGCCAGCGTCTTCTTGCCGATCACCCCAGTAGCGGCAGCCTGGGTCGTGATAGTGCCTCCGCCGAATGCGGTACGCATGGTCTCCAGGGTGTCTTCGGCCAGAACCGCTTCCACCTTGAACTCGATCTCGGTGGTCTCGACCAGGACCGGGGTCAGCTGCTCCTCGACCGTGAGCGACTGGGTAGACCTCCGGAACAAGAACGAAGCTCCCTGTTCGGTCGCACCAACCGGAGTCCAGGGTTGCGGGGAAGCTGGCCAGGTGCCCCCCAAGGCCACCGTGTCGGCAGGCAGAGCAGCCGGACTCGTCTCGTTGTACGGGGCCAGATAAACTGCCGCCATGCCCGACATGACCCTCTTGCGGTCATAGGTCGGAGTGAAACCTGCCATCAGACAGCCTTCCCCTCGTTCTTGGACTCGGCCACCTTGACCTCGTCACCGGACGAAACCTCGTACAGGGTCACCCCTGATCGCTTGGCGACCTCGATCACCTCGTCGGCCTTGGCGCGGCTCGGAATCTCGGTCCCCTCCTGGGTAATCTCCAGATCGCCCATGACGAACCGGTCGTTGAACGCCGTTCGAAGGACAAGCTTGTTTGCTGCCATGTCTCTACCTCACTGGTGTTTCGTGCGCCACGTACGAACAGACGTAGGCGATGCGGTCGTGCTCGTCCTCTTCCAAAGAAGCGGGTTCTCCCCCGAGCCGATTGACATACTGGATCCAGGTCCCCCACAGGTCTCCGGGTGTATCTGAGAACAGAAGAGCGTCATCAATCTGGAACGCAGACTTTCGACAAGCCGTCTCCTGGTGCTCCCGAGCAACTAGCTTGATCTGGAAGCTAGAGACGCTGCCCAGGCCGTCCAAGGTCAGCCCCGGGCCTTCCAGGGGGGTCACGAGTGCCACCAGATCGGCCAGGCCGAACTCAGGCTGTCGAGGACCCTTCCGGAAGGAATAATCTAGTTCGGTAGGAACGGCGGTCAGCCAGGCCACAAGGTCATCGAGGTCGATCACGGAATTCGCCTCCTCCGGCGTAGCATCCGCAGCTCTTCGCGAGAGAGCCTACGCTGCCACGCCGCGCGGTCGTACACCTTGCGACCCTGGCTGAATACCCGGGGGTTTCCTGACCGGCGAAGGTTGTTGAACTCGATGGGTGCGCGGGCGCTCATCGAGGTGTTCAACGCCTCCATGCACTCGGCCATCTCCCTCTCCGGGTTGCCGTCCAGAAGAGCCCTAGCAACTCGGGCTAGGTAGTCCTGATAGTTCTCGAAAAGAGGCCTCTCCAGGTATTTCGGACCCCCGCCACGCGGATGTCGCAGATCCAGGCGCTCATGATGGTACTTGGCGTATACCTGGTCTACCCGGTCCACACCGGACAGCTTCCCGGACCCTACTTGCTCCAGGAGCTCTCGCCACCCGGCTTTCGTGAACCTGCGCGCCTCGGCCACTCAGCACCTCCCGTAGTAACGATCCTCGTAGCCACAGCAAGAGGAGGTGTCGAGCTCCACCGCGCACAGGTCCGGGTTGTACACCGCAACGACATCCCCCCCGCCCGGATCGGTCTCGGACGGAACCGGGTCGTATCCGGGGATTGTCGCCTGTCCCTTGGACAGCGCGGTCAGCATCTCGTCAGCCCATCTGTACCTCAGCAGCACCGGATTCAGCTCGGAAGCATAGTCCCTGACCTCGCGGAAAGTCAGGTCCGCGTCCCAAGCGGCCAACGCGGTGGCTATATCGGTGATCAGCTGAGGAACGGGTTCGAAGGGAGTCGAGAACAACACACCCAATCGAGCGTCGATCGTGGTTTGCGCGGAGTTGATCGCCGTCAGCAGGGTGGTTTCTTCGACGCTTGCAGCCGTACCCGGACGCGATTCCAGGGTGCGCGAGATCGCGGCTCGCACGCGCGTTACGTCTGTGTACGGCTGCATGACGTCAGTCCTCCTCCAGAGCGTTCCACTCGGCGACCCGAGCGTCGCCAAGGGCGATCATCTCGTCCCGCGTGGCGTTGTCCGGCACTTCCAGGTCGGAATCGAGGTCCTCCCGCGTGGCGTTGTTCAACGCCACCAGGTAGCTGCGCCACGTGTCCTTGGTGGCGTTGTTGCTCGGCCGACTCGGTAGCTCGACTGGAGCCTCCGGCTCTTCCCGAGCCAGCTCGCCGGACTCGTTGACCGGCGTGATCGAAACCCCGATGGCGTGCTTGCCGACCTGATCGTCCGACAGTTCGACCTCCTGGCCACTCCGGATCAGGATCTGCCGCTTGGAGTTCCCGGGATGCTGAAGGGGGAACGCCTGCAGAGCGCGGTACCGCGTCATCGTCGAAAACCTCCTTACGGGGTCGGGTCGGTCTTGAGGGCGGCGATCTTGGCCACGGCGTAGGGCTGGTCGATGAAGATGCCCGTCTGCCGGACCGTGTTCGCCCGCCAGACCTCGCGATCCTTGTCCTCGTAGGTCGGGCTGGTCTGCAGAGACCGCTCGTCGGTGTAGCCGCCGACGACCTTCTTCTGGAGCACGAACGCGTAGTCATCGTTCATGAACCGCGAGGTGAGGATGTTCAGGCCCATGACCTGACGTTCGAGCTGACCCGTGTAGAACGGGTTCTTCTCGGCCAGCGGCGATCCCTCGTAAGCCTTCCGGAAATCGTCGTCTTTCATCATGGCCGTGGCCGTGCGCGTGCTGATCACGAGCGCGTCCGGGTCGAAACCGAGGTAAGCGTCGGAACCGAGGCCTGGGTGCACGGCCTCTCGGACCAGCTCCAACGCGTCCAGGATGTTCTCCCGGATCTTCGGGGCTGATCCCGTGTACCAATTGTTCGCGGCGAATCCGGTACCGCCCGCGTCCAGGTTGAGCACGTTTGCCGCAGGGACAGCGGCCAACAGCGCGGCGAACAGCCGACGCTCCCAGTGTCGCACGATCGTGTTCCGGACCTGGGTCATCCGGGTGGTTACCTGGTCGACGCGGTTCCGGTTCTTCATCTCGACCGTGATCTCGATGCCCATACCGGTCTTGATGGTGAACGCGGCCTTGGGAACGCCGTCCTGACCCTGGACCAGGGGGATCTCGGCGGCCTCGGCGATCACCGACGCGTCATCGTCGGTGAACAGAGGAGTGGACTCGCTGTAGAGCAGGACCCCAGCCTCGGCGGGAGGAGCCTGTCGCAGCAGCGCCTCCATGATGAACTGCTGCTGGAACATCTGCAGCATGCGTGCGCGAATGATCAGGGGATCCTTGACCATCGCGTTGACTGTGATTCGGGGACCTTCCCCCGAATAGCTGTGCGGTGTGGGTGCCACGGTCCGCTCTTCCTTTCAGTTGGCCGGACTCTCAGAAGAGCCGGACTCGTCCCATCGCGCCGGAAGCGACGCCTGCCGGATCGATCACCTGCCCGACTGCCCGACCGGTGCCTGCCGTGGTAGAAACCGTGCCGCTGGCAGCCGGATACACCAGGTCGCCGAAGTTGGCCGCTCCCGTGAACTTGATCTTGGGAGATCCGTGCCAGATCACCGCGACCTCCGGGCGCGGCACGTCCAGGCCGATCCGAGGGTAGGCGCCACCCCACACCGTGTCGACTCCGGTCGCCGTCGCGGGCTCCGCGTCGTACGCGGTGACCCCGAGCCAAGTCGTGGCGTTCGCACCCGCCTTGATGACCATTCCGGCCGTGCCACCCGAACCGGGAACAACCAGCAGGCCGCCCACGAGGGACTCACCCGCGATGTACGTCTCCGGACCCATTCGGGTCCTGGCGACCACTCCTGCCATGATCTCAGCCTCCTCAGCTGTAGTTCTTTTCCCAGTCGGCCAGCATCGCGGCCCTGGTGCTCTTTTCGACCTCGGAACCTTCGAGGCTCCCGACTTCGGTCGAGTCGATGAACAGGTGTCCGGTCCGTGACAGCTCGATCACAGTGTCGAGAACCTCCCGGATCACCGCACCGGGGTCGACCCGCTCCCCCGCCGTCGACAGTTCGAGAGCGTTGCCGGACTCGACCGCCAGAAGCGGACGAGCAGCCTCCAGCACAGCCGGAGCCAGGTCCTGCCGCAGGTACCCCTGGACGTCGGCCTCGGTCCGCTGATCGCGGAGCTGAGTAGACAACTCCAGGAGTTGCTGCCCCTGCGAGTCGATCTGCGCCTGGGCCAGTTCCAGAGCCTCGGATCCGCCGTGGACCGAGAGGTCGGTCGGCTCCACCTCGTCCTCCTCCGTGTCCTCGTCCTCCGAGGTGTCCTCGTCCTCGTCCTCGAACTGGGCGAAGAAGTCCGGACCCAGCTCCTCGGCCAGGGCTTCGAACGCCTCGTCGTCGTCCAGGATCTGGAGCAGCCGCTCCTTCTGGGTTGTCGACAGTTCCAGAGTCTCGACGCCGTTCTTTTCAGGCACGGTGTTTCCTCCTTCGTACACCTCGCCGGACAGCTCCAGAACCTCCGGGGCCGCCCCTTCGTTCGACAAGTCTACCGAACGTACTTTCTCCCAGGGGTGCATGTCCCGCATCTGGGGGTCGACCGTGGCCAGAACGTGTTGGATCACCCGAGGAAACACACGGCCGTCCGGCTGGGGCTGGTTCTCCAGAATCCGAGCGCTCACGCCGATCTTGGGGTTTTGCTCGACTACCCTGGTCCCATCTCCCCAGGTCCTCAGCAGAGCATCGACCCCGGACCCGTCTCGGGACAATTCCAGGCCCACAACCTCGCCGCCCGTACGGGTCGGATCGTTGTTGTGGCGGTTCTCCGCGTCAGCGATCTGGAATGGAACCTGCGGATAAGCTCCGGCCTTGAACGCGGCGATCACATCTTTCCCGTACTTCTGATCGAACGTGATCTTGCGTCGCTTCCCGTCTCGTCCGGTGTACCAGATGGTGTCGAACCGCAGAACCTGTTTGCGCCACAGATCCCCAGCTGAAAGCTGAATCTCCGACTCACAGAAAGGAGTCCGGACCTCGGTTGCCATGGGCGCAGGATAACACGAATCAAACTCGTGACATACGAATCGGCCCCCACCCTACTCGGGTGAGGGCCGAAGTCGAGCCGTAGTTACTTCTCCTTGCACGCAGGCCAAACGGCCGTGACCTGGCACTTGGGGTACAGGTCACTCGGCGCGTTCTCGGTGGCCTTGTCCCCATCACACAACATCGTGATCATCGTGGTATCACGAGCCGTGATGGCACACGGACCGTGCTCCTTCATGTTCTGCTGTCTCCACCACAGAAGAGCCAGAACCACGGCCGCGAGAGCGGCAATCAGGCCAAGGGTTCTCATTTTTCCTCCGGACAATCCCACTCGTTGCGATCCAAGTTGTGAGTGCAGCCTGTCACGTCTTGGACACTGCACCCAGGCACCTTCGCTATCACCAGCCCGATGACGATGCAAACCATCGCCACCAGGACAAAGGTACGAAAACCTGTCATACTCCCTCTCTTTACGTTACGGTCCGGGACAAAATACGGATCCAGACGCGCGCGTCCCGGAACGTTCGATTGGTGATCCGGCTCGGCTTGCGACTCGCGAACGGCCGGTACAGCTTGACGCTGGTCCGACCCCCGTTGGCCCCCGGGCCGTCCCAGAAGACCCAGATACGGTCCGGGTCACGCGAGTCAGCAGGCTTGATCGTCCAGCAGTACTGGTCGCGGTACCTGGACTCACGAGTGTCAGCCTCGAACTCCACGAGCATGCCTCGCTCGGTCGCGTAGGCCAGCAGGTCCTGAACGCGCTTGGGGGCCAGGTCGGCAGTCGGGATCGTGGTCACGAGTACATCCTCCGCTCGTGGTTGCCGCACATGCAGTTCATCGTCCCGGTCAACTTGCGACCAGCCGCGAGGTGCCTGGCGTGCTGGGCGTCCAGCTGCTCCGGGGACATCCAAGCCGCGCACTGCGCCGTGGCACGGTTCTTGGCGTTGGCGCGGTGAGGCTGGGCCAGGATCTCTGCGAGCTGGTTCTTGCGCATAGGACGATTTTACCACAATGGTAAGGGTCCACAAAACCCCCGAGCATGCATCGACCCCGAGCGTCCGCCTGCCGAAGTAAACGCTCGGGGTCGACCTGCCGCGCCACCGCGACACCTGGTCCGAGGAGAACCAGTTGACTGGCACCGTATCCAGTCAGTGCCCAGTGTACCGGACGACCTTCCCCCTAGCTAGGGGACGGCCGGACCAACCAAGACAGAGGAGGAGACCACTGGAGAGCCGACCAAGACCGACGAGGTCTGAACCGCTGGCCCCACGCGGGGCTTCGGAGCTTCCGCCTGCTCGTACAGCGATAGGCTCGGTTTCCCCAAAGAGACACCGATGGACCCGACTGCCTCGGACTGCCCAGAAAACATCAACTCAGGTCCGACCAAGCCCAAGTTAAGCTCGGCCGAGGCCTCGGCTGTACCGGACAGAGCCAGAACAGGGGCGACCAAAGACACCCCGAGATCGGCCGTCGACTCCGCAACCGCGTCCAGAGATAGAGTAGGCGAGGACAACGCCAGATCAAGCGTCGTGGTGGAGCCCGAGCCCACCGGGGTGACTTTCAGGGCCTGAACGGTGGACAGGTCCCAAACATTGTCGGCAATCCGGAATTCGTCCATCACGAACCCGGACACGGTGTGCTCGGCGATGTCGATTCGGTCTATGGCTGCCGGAGTAGTCACCGAAGCCGTGGTGCCGATCAACGACCCGTCGATGTAGAACCTGCCGTTGGTTCCGTCGTATGTCCCCGCGTAATAGTGCCACGAGTTGTCTGCCGCAGGTGGGCTCGTAGACACCTCGAAGTTAGACCCGGACGCTGCCTTGATTCGCAGCCGCAGAGTTCCGCCCACGTTCAAAAGCCCTGAACCGCTGTCCAGCCCGATGTTGTATAGACGGAACCACCAAACTCCGTCCCCTGGGTTCTGCTGCCAGAACCCAAAACTCCAGGAAGAGGAAGAAACGAACGGAGTGTTGGTGATCAGCCCCATGCTCCCAGCCCCACCGAGCCGAGACAGTCCCTTTCCCGTGCCGCTTGTGGTCCCCGTGGTCGCGTCCACCCCCGTACCCGCAGCTGTCCGGAGCAGGCTGTTGTTCAACGGGAACCCATGGTTGGCCCCGGAATAATCCAGGACGTCCCCGGAAGCTTCGTCGAAGTTGCACTCCAGCTGAGAGGTCACTCCGGCCTCACATGGCCTGAGACAGCGTGCCGCCCGTGAGACTCAAGGACAGTCCCACCGAAACCGTGGTGGTCGACAGCTGCAGCGCGCCGGATCCACCCGTGGCAGACACGTCCACGTCCATCACCGTGTCCCCGGAGGCGTCGGCGATCCGTGCCCACGCGGCTGTACCCGCAGCGAGTCCGGTCGCGGACAGCGGAGGAGTGGCGTCCAGAGCCGCAGACCCATTGACAGGACCTCCGTAGGGTACCGGGTCGATGGTGAACGTTGCCAGGAGCGTACCCCCGGGAGCGTCGGCCGGAGTGGTTGGCATCGATCCCGAATACAACTTTACCGTGCCCCCTCCCGCGTCCGCGTCGATCAACCCGATTATCGAGGAAACCTGCGCGTTACGAGCGGCCACGGCCAGTCGGACTACTGCCATTGCGGATTCTCCTTAGACGACTACCTCGGGGGTGACCAGGACTGGCCCCTGGGCCAAAAGCGTACGATCCCCAGAGGGGGCGATCAACTCGACCCCGAACACGCCTCGATCGAAGGTCCAGGACGTCGACTGTGCGGCCCCGACATGGAGAACCACTCGACCCGCCGACGTGCATTCGACATCCGCGTCATCCGGCCACGAGAAAAGCAGATCAGCGGCCCCGTACCAGGCCCGGATCTGCGCAACCGCCGACCAGGTAGAGATGTCCATCGGGGAACCATCCGGGTTGAACACTGGCCAATACACCGACCAGTCGGCCCCTCGCTGGATCTTGAGGGCCGACTGGTCCGGGGGTGACGAAGTCACTGGAGCCTCACTCGCGGTCTAGTTCAATCGGAACCTCGGAGAAACCCCACTTGCGAGCGGCCACCCGAGCGGCTCCCTTGTACGTCGAAGCGTACCCGATGACCTCCTCAGTGTCCGCGTCCTCCACATAGAACCGGTTACCGTCTCGGCCGACGCGCGCCTGTCGATCTCCGGCGACGATCACGGCAGTGCCAGGGGACGTCACGTCGACGGCGATTCGGGAGGGAGCCCCCGACTTTGCGGGGGTTACGCTTTTCCCGAATTGCCTCGCGCGAGAACGGCCGTCAGACCCTTGATCTCCAGATCCACGCTGGTCGTCTTGCGCCTCATGGCCTTGAGGTCGTCACGCTTCTTCTGGAGATCGGCCAACTTCTCCCGGGTCTTGGCTGTCCCGTGCATCTCCAGGTAGTTGGCCGCAGCCGGGAAGGGTTCGGCCCCCGTGCCTGTCGCCTTGGACCCACCCATCCGGATCGTGCTCTGGTTGTTAGCCCCGCCTCGACGAGCCTTCAGGTTCTCCAAGTGCTTCCAGTCAGCAAGGTTCTTACCTTCCTGAGCTTCCAACTCGGCGATCTCGCGATCCAGCTGGTCCATTTTCGAGCCCCTCTCTTGGGTGGAACTCGATTTTACCACGTTGGTACGGTCGCCGGAACCCTCCCGACTAGCGATCTCCGTGCGAAGTCGCGCCACGTGAGCCTTGTCCCCGCGACTCGAAATCGCCCCTGGGTACTTGTCCCACTTCGCTAACTCGGCTCGGAGTTCCTCGACCGAGGAGTTCTTGTAGTACTTGTCGCTAGCCTCCTTGGCCTTGGCCGCATTCGTCGCACGACGATCCTTGGCCGCTACCTTGCGCGCGTCGGTCCTCGCCTCGGTTTCCCGCAACTTCTGGCGGTTCTCAGGCTTGAGACGAATGGCCGCGTACTTTCCCTTCGTGTCCTTGTTGTTCACGAAGTCCTTGCGCGGCTTCGGTACGGTCTTGCCATACTTCCCATCTCGAACCTGAGGCCCGTAGGGACCGATCCGGCGAGTCCCGGGGACAGTATTGCCACTCCCCTTGAACGGGATCTCCTCCGTCGTGACAACCTTCCGTTCCCCACCCTGTTTAGGGACACCTACAAACGAAGGAGGCTTTTTCTCACCACGTGCGATCCGTCCGGCCTCGACGCTCTTGCGCATGCGAGCAGCCGGACTCACCGACTTTTGCTTGCCCCCGGACCACCACGGCTTGCCCTTGCCGCCCTTCATTTTGGCACGCATGGCAGCCGCGTCGAGGGGGATCCAACCATGCTTCCAGCGGCCAGCCAGTTCCAGAACCTCGGCCTCGGAATGCCCGGACAACTCGATCACCGACTTCCCCAGGAAGTGAGGAACCCCCAACTCGACTGCCTTCCGAACCAGGAACCGCGCAACCACCGGGCGCTTTTCGGGAGAGATCTTGGAGAACGCACCCAGCGCCTGCCGCAGCTGAGGGACCGACAGTTCACGAAGCTTCCGGTCGTTCTTGCGGGCAGACATGGCACTCCTCGCGGGTGGGGTCTTGGGAGACGGAGCTGGTTTCTTGGCCGGAATCCTCTTTTTGCTCAAAGGCTTCTTAGCCGGAGCTGGTCCGATGGGCTGAGTACTTCCCCTACCCAACCCACCGAAGTCATTGACGTCCAGGCCTCGACGCCTGAGCTCGTTCGCAACCCCGATACGGAGCCGGACTACCTCGGGGTTGGATGTGCGCCAGGAATAGGCGACCTGCGCCAAGCGCTGAAGTTGCCCCAGTTCCAGGTCCCGCATCGCCGTTGCCTGCGCTTGGGGGTCTTGGCCCACAAGGGCCTGATACCTCTGTACCGAATCGGTGTCCTTCTGGGCCTCGGCTGCCTGCGCGTTGCGCGCGGAGCCGATCTCTGCCCCGATAGGGACTTTGTATCGCTTTGAGCCTGCCTCGGTCCGGACGATACGCTTGCGACGACCTCCGGAACGGGTGGCCGTACCTTTGGCTGCAGTTCCTTGAGCAGATTTGCGACCTTCCGCGTAGGCCGCTTCTTGCTCCCGCGTCCACTTTTCTTGTGGGTACGGTTCTGGTCCGGCCACCCAAACCTCCGAAGGTGTTGATTGCTCGTACAGTCACCCGGTACGGACCGGAAACGCCCCGGCCTTACGGCTCCAGGCGCGTTCCGAGTGTAGCACGATAGACAACTTCCTTACCGCCGTGGTAAGATGTTACCTTCCCTGTTAGCCTACCGAGAGGAACCAAATGAGCACCCCGGAAACTCCGCTGGCCCAGGATGGCGGTGACGGTCAGCGAGCCTCCACGGTCGTCAACCAAATCATGCGCAACGCGTCCTACGAGGAGCAGTACCGGCAGACCCTCCGAGGGTTCGGTGAGACCGAGGAGTCCGACGCCAACCACACCGAGTTCTTCATGGAGATCGGCCCGGACCGCACCCGGTTCCGGCTGACCGTCACCAGGGAGGTCACCGAGTGAACGACGCATACAAGCCTGCCACCCCCGAAAAGGTGTTTGTCGGAGTCGAGAACGCACTCCGGCGACAGTTCGGATCACCTGCCGAGATCGCTCAGGTCGGGAGTACCGAGAAGTCAGCCGTCTTCGGGTTCACCGTGGACGGCGTCGGTTACTCGTTGACGGTGAACGTCACCGAATAGGAGGAGTCATGAAACTCGGTCTGGCAGCGCGCATCGCCAAATGGCTGTTCATGGTGGTCATGTGGATTTTCCTGTACGAGGCCCAGGTGCAGGCGTTGCCGGACCGAGTTCCCTCTACAGTCTGCTTCTCCGGTCACACATGCGAACGCGTGATCTACCTTCCCGAGGGGCCGTGATGTCCGGGACCGTCTACTTGATCCACTTCGAGCGCCCGTACAAGCACGCGAAGCACTACACGGGCTGGACGACCGACCTGCAGAAGCGCCTGTCTCGGCATGCCAAGGGGACCGGAGCCCGGTTGATGGAGGTCATCAAGGGAGAGGGTATCCTGTGGGTGCTGGCCAGAGTCTGGGAAGGCGACAGGAATCTAGAACGAAGACTCAAGAACTGGGGAGGGGCCTCTCGCCACTGCCCGATATGCATCCAGCAGGCTAAGCAGCCCGAGCAGCCGCAGCCTTCGCTCTGAACTCCGCGTACGCGACCAGACCCTTTGCCCCGAGCTTACCCTTCTTGCACTGGCTTACCGCAGCGGCGATCGCACGCGACTGGGGATATCCCGAGTCCGCCATGATGTGTTTGGCCACCCGTTTGATGAAATCCGGGAGACCGCCCTGTTCCTCCACCCAGTTCACCCCCGGCTTGTCAGCAGGCCAGGGGTGAGTCCGGGAAGAGTGATCGCTCGACAGCTGGATCATGCTCGTGAGGATACCCGATCCCGACGTTCCGGTTTGACCGACTCCACTCGCAGATTGGTTGCCAAAGGTGGTCCCGGCTTGCACCGACAGTGGACATGCACAGATCCGGGGAACCCGATCAGTGGAACCTGCTTCGGGTCGAAGTTCCGGCCGTCCGCCTTCCTGCACTCGGACGACGTCCGCTCGTCGTTGACCGCGTACCACCCCAGCAAGCCGTTCCAGTCGGTCTGATCCTTCTTGGCCTGTCGTTCCTGTCGACGAGCCACGGCCGCGACCTGATCCCCGACCGTCTGCCGCTGTGCTTGAGCGGCCAAGTGCGCTTGGAGCCACCTGCGCTCCACCACGAGAGCACGGGATAGGGCTTCCTGACCCCCTCGCTTGGCCGTCGTCAACCTACGAGATGCCTGGACCAGGTAAGAGGCCCGTCGCATGACATTAAGTCGGTAGACGGCGTGCGTGGCCGCATGAGCACCTGCCCGAGGAGACAGCCGGACCAGCCCCCGGACCTGCGGGATCGAGAACAGCAGCTCCACCGCTTCCTCGGCCACTCCGGCGAACTTCCCGAGGACAACCATCACGGTTTCCGGACCTTGCGCGTATGCCAAAGACTGGATCAACTCGGCCAGATCCTGTTGTTCCTGGACAGCCGGAGCGGTCATCCGCGCTTCGCCTCCCTCAACGCTTCCAGCTCCTCTCGTTGCGCCGACCATTTCCGGTCATACTCCTGCAAATCCTGGGCGGCCATCGAGTGCAAAGTCTGTGCGATATCACGCTCACGCCGGAGTGTGTCGATCTGCGCCACGATCGTGTCCCATCCGACGTTCATGTCGTGGTCTCCGAGCGCCTCGACCACCTCGCGCCGGAGCTGTATCTGCCACCGGACGATCTCGTCGGTCAGCCCCTGCATTCGGTCTACCGACATCGGCTCGATTCGGAGGGTCCCGATAGCCCTGCGGATTCGACCGATCAGATCGAACAACCCCGTGGAAAGGTTCGGCAGTGGGCGGTTGAATCTGCCGCTGATGTCGGCCATGGACCTACACCTTTCTCAGCAATGCGGCAAACGCGGCAGGCAGTTCGTGCCCGACGGCGGTCACCGGGTCTTGTCCCTTGCGATGCAACGATACGCGCCACAAAGCGCGCATCTGATCGTGGTACAAGTTCACCGTTCCCTTGTGAACTTCCACCACTCGGGCGAACTGGGTCAGGACCTCGGCCGTCTGCTCCAGCCGGATCAGGTCCTTGTCCGAAATCGTGTTGGTCATCAGTGCAGCCTCGTTTCGTTCTCGAAGGTCCGGTCAGCGGCCCGGTTCTGCCGGGTCTGTTCGATCGCTTTGTCCAGGGACCGGTTCAGCTCAATAGCCGAAACCAAGTCGGCTGTCAGACGGCCGATCCCCGGACTAACGGCCCTTCGGATAACTGCGGCCCATCCTCGTTCCGAGGGGTGACGAGGGCGGATCTCCGGCTCGGTCCACTGGTGACGGGGTGTGTCCTGTGTCATATCTCGATCGTACCATCGCGGTAAGACCCGGGTCCAGTGACCGACCCCGGACATGGATCGACCCCCGGAGGTGTTGGGACTCCTCCGGGGGCCTTGGACCCATCCCTGCAACGAGGCGCGTTGCCCGGTCAGGATACCACTAACGGGTCCAGGTGACTCCGTCGTAAGTGCATGCAACCGATCCGGTGGCTCGTGCATGCGCCTCGGCCGCCATCAGGTTCTGTGCCACCCGCTCCATGACCCGTTGGACGTTCTGCTTCACGGTCTGTCCGGGGTCCAGCCAGGTCGCCATGGTCTCGACCGGAACCTCCAGCGCGGCCTCGCACAGGCTCCGTGCGCCGTCATCCGGGTACTCGCACAAGCCCAGAGACTCAAAAGTCAGGACATGTCCGGGGTAGTCGACCACGTGGGAGCATCGGGTCCGGACGAGCCGAACCAACGCCAGGTTTCCGGGAGCGATCGTAGCGATCGTCATGGGTCAGTCCTCCAGGTTTGTCAGCATGTCGATGGTCTTGCCTTCCGTGGGGATGCCATCGAATCCCCCGAAGTAGTACCACTGGACACCAGCCCGAACCACCACCGTACCCAGGACAGCAACCACGACGTTACCGATCGTGCGAGCCCCCGTCTCGTCGGCCCACAGCACGCGGTCATTCGGAGCGAACCCAGGAACCGCGTGCTTGGTCATCGACGACAGCTTGTCGCGGTGCACCCAGTGTCTCCCCGAGGATCCGTCCTTGTCCGGGGTCACCAGTCCAACGAAGATATCGAACTCGCAATCGTCAGCCGGGTTGATCGCCACAACCGTTACCAGCCGCAGCCGAGGACGACGTTGCGACGGAGTGGTTCGAGTCACGTACGATCCGTACTCCTCGACCACGATGGTCCCGATGTGCTCCTGTGTGATCTTCATTAGTTTCCCTCTCTCACTCTTCGTTGGCAATCGGCAGACAGGTTTCGCAGAACTGCCCCCGACCGTCATCGCTGGCCTGAACGGGGACCGGGCACGCGTCGCAGCCGTCGCACAAGCCCGGCTCGGCGGAAGGCACGGGGGAGGTCGTCATACCACTATTTTACCACGGCGGTAAGCTCGCGCATAAGACCTCGGATACAGAGGAACCCTCGGCCCGGTCGGGGGGAAGGCGGGCCGAGGGTTCCCCGTGGTCGCTCCTGGAGGAGCAGCCTCTCATTGTACCACCGAGTCAGCCCTCGTGCGCGACGCTGACCAAGTAGTGGTATCCGGCGTAGGTCCCCTCGTGGTCGAACGACCCACCCGAACCGAGCTCGGCGTACCAAACCGCGTCGAGGTTGACCAGGTACGAGCCCTCGAACGAATCGGTCACGGGCATGTTCCGGATCGGGACCCCCGCGTCCTTCAGGATCGCCATCGCGTATTGGGTGTCCAGGGCCAAAGCATTCCCGGTCTCGTAGTCCACAATGTCGACCTGGACGTTGGAGACCACCTCGGGGGTAACGATGTTGACCCAGGTCTCGGTCTCCTCGTCGTACCGCAGCCCTCGCTTGGCGGCCTGCTGCTCGTACGCTCCCGAGTTTGCCCTAGCCGTCTCCAGGCGCTTCTGGTAGTGTAGCAGCTCAATCTGGAGTTCGACGTGCCGAAGCTTGTTCAGCCCGGCTTTCGGCAGGTTCCCAGTCAGCAGCGCGGCAGCGGTCTTGATTTGCTTGCGAAGTTCGGCTTTCGTGACCATCGGGGGCTCCCTCTCTCGGTGCAAAACGCTATTTTACCACACCGGTAAAGGTACGCAAAACCCCCAGCCTGCCGAAGCAGACCGGGGGTCGGGGCGTCGAGTTCGGATCAGTACTCGCGGTCGGGCCGGGGAAGATGGGCCAACGCGACGAGCTGACGCGCGGGCAGCCGCAGGGTGACGCCGGACTTCGAGTCGTGCACGGAGTCCAGCGGGCCGGTCGCGGGAAGGAACACGCAGTCGTTCTGCACGCCGCTGTACGTGGACTTTCGGAAGGTGCGGTTCTGGACGGTACGGGTGAGTTCCATACCATCCAGGATACCGTATCAGCGCGGGGTCGGGTTTCTCGGTCTCTTCGGGCACCGGTCCGGGTGAACCAGCGCCTCGTCCGAGTCCAGAGGTTTGTCGCAGTGCGGGCAATGAGATACGACCGGGGAAGACATAACTTCTCCTTAGAGAAGGCCCCCGACCCATCGCGGATCGGGGGCAGGCCGGGTACGGTCAGGCCGCGACGAACTCGTCGCCGACCAGCACGTCATCGGCCGACAGCAGACGCCGAACCCCGTCGATCTCCACGGTCACCAGCAGCGGGGAGGAGTACTTGGAGCGACGGTTCACCACGGCGATCAGACGTCCCCAGACGAGCTTGCTGCCGGACTGCACCAAGGTGGACAACGCGGAACCTCCCGGACCGCGCACGTCAGTTTCAGTGGTCGGGAGAGTGATCGACTCCATCCACAGACGCTCGGTGGCGACGGCCAGCTCCTGCGGCATCGGGTCGGCCGCCATGTCCCGGGCAACCAGCGCGTCCACCTCGGCGGCGAATCCGGGATCGACCTCGGGAACGGTCATGTCAAACGGGTAGATCTCCTCGTCGTCGATCAGCGGCACGTTCTCCTCGACGTCAGCGATCAGCCTCTCCGTGTCGACCTGCTCGGTGTCGGCCAAGTGCGCCTCCAGCACGACCAGAGCCTCCTGGGACGACTGGTACTCACGCAGCGGAGACGGAACCCCAGTGCAGTCGATGGCGGTCTGCACAACCGACTTGGTGTGGAACTCGGCGGGCAGTTCCAGCCAGCTCCGCATGACCTCGCCACCGTTGACGGCCTCGTCGACCGACTGGTCCTCGGCCAGGCGCTCGTTGTGGGTCAGCGGGTCGATCTCGGTGGCCTGCGCATGGCGCTCGTTGTCGCGGGCTCCGGTGTCCCACTCGGCCACCATCGCAGCCAAGTCGGCCTTGCGCAGCTTGTTCACTTTGGTCCGGGTGCCGGACTCCATGCCCTCGCAACCCTGGTGCACCCGCTCCCGGAGCTGGACCACGGTCTGGGTCATCGCAACCTCGTACAGGTCCTGGTCGTACTCGTAAGAGCCAAAACCCTCAACCTGGGTGGTTTCGCGGTTCGTCATTTTGATCTCCTCGGTTCGGTGCCGGGTCTCCGGCTGGTGAAACACCAGTTTACCATACTGGTAAGGAATCGCATAATCCCTCTCCGAACAAAACGGGCCTCGCGCGTACGCGTGCACGTGGGAGTGCATGCCTAAGCGCGTGCGCCAACGAGAGACATATGAACAGGTGTTCGATCTCGCGCGTACGCGAGGCTGATATGCCCGTGATAGGGTATCCAGATAGGAGGAGTACCCCCAGGGTTTCGCGCGCGAGGGGGCCGATCTCGTAACCTAAGGGTTGTTACTCCTCCCTCTCGTAATAGTATCCCGGACACAGTTCGGCCCCCGCCATAGAGCGGGGGCCGGATCGGCGTATCGTGATCAGTTACAAGGAACCATCTTGCCGTCCTCCATCTTCATGTGCGCGCCGGGCTCGACCTTGCTCAGCTTGACCTAGTTTCCGCAACGCGGGCAGGGCATCAATTCGTCTCCGGGGTTCTTCGGCATCGTGTTCTCCTCGGATCCGGTGAGGCCCCAACTGGCCCCACCAGAACCAAGTTTACCACTACGGTACGAGGGAAACCATACTCCACTCGGGTGATGTCACGGGATGAACCGCATTCGACCGCAGCCGCCCACGAATTCCTCGCAGACGTACAACTTGCGGCGGCCCAGATCGATCAGCTCCTCCCGGATGAAACTGCGCGAGTCCACCTCGCCTTTGCTCCACGCGGGTCGGTCATGGTGGAAGCACTCCTTGCGTCCCCGCGTACGTCGCCACCAGCGCCTGATCATCCCCGGAACCCCTTCGACAGGTAAACGAGGACACCGAGGTAAGTTAGCGAACCACCTACCGCTATCCCGATCAATCCCCAGGCCCATCCCGGCATGCCCAGATACCTCTTCCTGGTGTCTCCTGTGGCCGTCCGTAAATCAGGCAGCCACGGCGGACAGCGCACCCGCTACGGCGTCCTGCAGGTCACCCTCAGCCGTCCCGGAGGACGGCAGTGGCTGTCCGGCCAGCAGCGCCTGTTCCCGGACCTTCTTCGCGTTCTCCTCGATCATCTTGCGGACCTTGTTATCGGGCAGGTCCAGGTACGAGGCAACCCGTTCGATCAGCAAGTCGATGAACCCGTCCGGTACCTGCACGTTCTGCGCCGAACCCAATGAAGCCAGCAGCTCCATCGCCTTCGCCACCTGGTCCGACCCGATTTTTTCGAATTTGAGCAGCGGCACAGGAGCCTTCGGCCCGAAGTTGACCCGGACCAACGGCCGGATGATAAAGTAGTTCACCGTGTTGGCGATTTCCCGAGCTGCCCCGTGCCGGGACTGCAGGAACATACCCGACTGATCGGCCGACAGCGCGTAGCTTCCTGCACCGGACTGCGACGCGGCTCCCGCCAGATCCATCCAGCCTCCGAGAACCGACTGGCTCATCATCCCGTCCAGATACCTCATCGCCGACAGGAACTGATCGGCTCCCGCACCGGACGTGTCCAGGACGTCGAACATCTTTTGGTCTCCGTCACCGGTCCGCGACACTGCGGCCACACCCGAGGACTTGAGTCCGGCGATCTGCTTCGCGTTCTTCTTGGCCTCGGCCGGACCGTTGCCGTAGGCCAGCACGCGCGGCAAGCTCACTCCGTCCAGGAACGTGACCCACAGCAGCATGATCTTGCGCTTGAGCTGGAATGCCCAGTGGGTGACCGACAGATCCGACCAGCCGTACACCGGGTCGCGATGCTGGTTGTTCAGGTGGATGACCGCACGCTCGGGTGGGATCTCCACGTAGCCGCGCCAGTCCACTCCGGGAGTATGACGCTGCTGCTCCCACTCGACAAACTGCTTGAACCCGTCCAGCTCGCCGTTGTCGCGCCTGCGCAGGATCTCGCAGCTACCCGGGGGTCGCCACGCGATTTTACTGTACCCGAGCTTCCCGTCCGGCCTACGAGTCCAGACCATCTCGTGGAAGGTCCGGGCAACAGCGGCGGCGAAGGTCATCTGACCCAGGACCGTATCGAACGGGGTCGTCATTCCTCCCTCGGTCGCCGGACGGAACAGAACATCCTCCACGAATTCGGTGACTCGTCCGGACCGATCCTTGTCCGGCTTGGTGATCGTGGTGTTTGCCTGCCGAAGCGCCATCGTGAGCGCTTGCTCGACCCCGGCAGCCTGGCCGTCGGTCTTGAGCATCTCGATGACGTCGTTGATCCAAGATCGGTCCGGGTACTCCGAGACCCTTCCCTTTTCCAGCTCCAAGAAAGCCGGAAACTCCAACCAGTTGAACAGCGTGCCGCGTTCCTCGTCGATCATCCGCTCGGCGGTCACGCGATCCAGTTCATTCGGAGCCAGGTCGTCAGCCACGGTGAACCTCCTTCTTCTCTTCGGCCAACAGAGCCTCCCGGTACGCGTCACGGGGCCGGGTCACAGCTCGGACCAAGTTCATGAAGGCGTCACGGAACAATCCCTCGGAACGCAGACCGTACCGAGTGGCCTCGCCATCACACGTCGAGTAGACCTCAGCCCACAGCTTGCCGACCTCCTCCTCAGCCAGCTTGATCCGGTCGACCAGCGCCTTTTCCTCGTCGGACAGGACCCGGTACCCGCGCAACGGAGCCGGGGTGCGTTCGGTGTGCTTGTCACTCATCGCTTGGTCTCCTGCTTCTCTCGTTTCGGTACCAAATTGTACGCGAATGCCGACGCCACTAGTGCGTGCGTCAGGAAAGCGAAGTGCCCGGACAGTGCGCCGAACCCGATCAACAGAAGTTGGCTGGCCAGGCCCAGTGCCCAGGCCTGTTTACGAGTCCTCTCGGTCCGTCGTCCGGCCAGCAATACCGAAACGAAGATCATCGGTCCGGTCAGCAGGGGAATCACTTCGGCAAGCGTCATCGTGGTGTCCTTCGGTGAGTAGTGACCCAAATCGGGTTTCCGGCTCTATCCGAGCCGATCCGGACCTGGAGTTCCTCGTCGACGATTCGGGTCTCCGGCTTCATGACGAACGGGTTCCCGAGGCTCTGGCCCCCCGGACATCCCAGGCACGAATCGATCGAATGGCGTCCATGCTCGCACCGGTCCAGGTCTACGGCAGTCCACCGGACCCCGTCCGGCTGTCTCGCTCCGTCATTTTCCTTCCAACACAACACGGCCATCAAGATCCCTTCTTCTTCCTCGCGCGATTTGTTTCCCGATTACCGACGCGTAACATCTACCCCTACTAACTCCTTGTTACTAAGGGGGAGGAGTCACAACCTCTAGGTTACGGGCTCTCTACAGGGGATGTATCCTCGTTACCTGGGGGTTGTTACTCTCCCCTCCCCATCATCACGTCCTGTTACGTAAGGGAGGACAGTTTGGTTCTGTCCGGGGTCTCAAGACCACCCGAAGACTCCTTCATCCTCGTCCACCTGGTCGGTAAACGCGAAAGTGTCCGGGGAGTCCGAGTCCGGCTCGTGATTGAACTCGGAATCGACCAACAAAGTATGACAAGTGGAGTCGGCCAAGTCGGTAGAACGTCCCAGCCGTTTGCGGATGTCGTCCTTCGCTTCCACCAGGATCTTGTCCCCGACAATCCGCCATTTCGGCGCGGTTAGCTCCCCCAGCAAGTCGTCATTCGGCGGGATAGCCAGAGTGGCGTCGAATGCGGGGTCGAGCGCCTCCCGCATCATCCACCACATTGCGGCTCGTTGGTTTTTGAATCCATACAGGCCGGACCTGTCCCGACGCTTGGACTTCTTGCTCGCGTTGAAGGCGATTACGTTCCTCTTCCAGCGCCTCATCAGGTCCACAACACCCGCACCGATTCCGATCGAGTCGATCACAGTGAGGTCGGTCTGGTGGCGCATCCGACGCTTCAGCCGGACCGCTATCTTGGTGGTGTCGGCCAGGTTCCAGGTCACTACCTCGTAGATCACCGAGCCCACCCGTTTGGCCACCGCTGTGAGGTCTGCACCTCCCCTCGCGATATCCGCACCGAATACCTCGATACCCTCTTGTTCGGGCTTTCCGGACCGCTCCCACTCCACCCATCGCTCGTTCGCAGCTTCCACCCAAGAGGTTGGAATGACCGCGTCCGAGTCCTGTATGAAGAACTCTCCTTCAACTCGGTTTTGGTACACCGGAGAACTGAAACCCCACTGCGCGAGACGGTTTTCCGCCCAAACCGCAGACATCCGTCCGGCTTCGATGACCGCACTCTTGGTGACGTGAATCGCTTTCCAGTCCTGGTAACCGAGCTTTTGCTGATGGATGTCGTAGAACCGTCCTTGAGGTTCTCCTGGGGTGCTTTGCGCCAAAGCGTAGGCTTCCCCGTTTCCGTTCAGTGCACCCTCTGCGGCGTCGAAGGTATCCGGACGGATGGCCTTGGACTCGTCGAAAACGAACAGGATGTGGTCGGCATGCGCACCCTCGATCAGCTCCACCCGGGTCGACGCGGCGGCAAATGCGGAACCATACCGGAGCTTGATATTCAGCGACAGGAGTTCTCTGTCCTCTCGCCAGGCAGGCAGACCCAGCCGTTTCCAATCGACCCGGACCGCCCATTTGTGGACCTCCGGCCAAAGATAGTGCTCCAGCTGGTGCCAGGACCCTGCGGTGGTGACGATCTTCCAGTCGATCTTGGAAGACTCTCGGGTGATCGAGAACCAGAGCATGGCCAGAGCGTTGGTGGTGGTCTTGCCTAGCCCGTGTGGACCCCGGACGGCCACACGACGAGTGGTCACCAAGTCGGTCAGGGAGCCGCGCTGGTAGGAGGTCAGGCCCTCACCGGGAGGCCAGATGATGCAGTCGGTAGCGAAACCGACCGGGTCATGGAGATAAAGCTGTGCCCCGGACCGTTCGAACCGCTTGGCGGCGAAGGCGAACGGATCCGGGGCCGACAGCGGAAGAGATGGGCGGGTCACCCGGTTATTGTACCGGAGAGGTAAGGCCAGAACCTAAACGTTGCCTCGGCCCTACCACTCCGGATCGCAGTCGTCGATGTCGGAAGGGACATCCGGGTCGTTGGGGCCGTCCTTCTCGGACATACTCCATTTGGTCTCAGGATCGTCAGGCTCGATTTGGCCGGGGGCAAAGGTGGTCTGATCGGAGGCTGGGACGTAGGCATCCAGGAACTCGGGACGATGCGGGACCACAACGAGGTTGTCGGAAGCGTTCAGGTGGACGGCCTCGGCCCAGGCCCGAGCATTCGCACGCTGATGGGCGGTCCAGCGGACCACCTGCGCCGGACGCACCCGGACCCCCACCAGACCGAGCAGGTCCGACAAAGTGGTCTCATTGGGGTCGCCGTCAGCCTCAAAATGTCTCCCCTTGACATGCGGCCCCCCGCCCACGTGGTGAGCGTTGTTGGGACAGGAGTCCCCTGGTCCGAGCGTCCAGCCGCAAGAAACTCGACGAGCGTGACCCCCCTCCTCGTCGGCCCAGGGCTGCAGGACAACCGCGCGACAGCTTTTGTCCCGAGGACGACCGGACGGAATGAGTGGGGGGTCGGCCACCAGCGACAGGCCCGGAGGAGGACCAGGAAGAGTGACGGACTCGGGCAGCTCGTTGGGGAAATCGGTTTGATGGCCGACCGAAACGGGCAGGTCGGGCTGAGGGTAGTCGGCGTTTCGGTCTTCGTTCATCGACTGCCGGACCCTGTCGACGGCCTCGGTCAGCAGGGAGTGGATGAAGGCCCGAGACAGGCTGTCGGAGACTCGCAGGACCGTACGGTGGCTCTGACCCCGGTACCGCACCGAGACGTCGACGACGGCCAACGGGGACCCCTCGTCGGGGGTGGCGTCGGGAGGCAGGAAGCCTTCGGGAAAGAGGTTAGACATCGGGGTTCTCCTCGGTAGTCGGGGGCAGAGGGAGAGGGAGGTCAGAGAAATCGGAGCCGGTTCGCACCAGGAACAGAGTCCAGTCCTGAGGACTAGTGTGGTAGATCGGAACTTGGTCGACCTCGGTCCAGTTCTCGAACACGTGAGGAGGGCAGATGATCGCCCAGACGGACGGGGTCAGGTAGGCACCGGTGGACTTGATCTGCCTAGAGGTCTCGGCCAGGTAGCGCTTGTTCAGGGACTCGGCAACCTGCTCGATCGGCATACCGGTCAGCATCATCGCGGCGTATCGACTGGTGCCGAACGGCGGACAGGAAGATCCCTCGTCGGAGGGCGGGAAGGTCTCCTTGAGCTTGGCGATCATCTTGGGGTAAGAGTCAGTCATCGGATCTCCTCAGGTTCGCCGGATCGGCTGTAGACCACGATCACCCGGTCAGAACTGCAGTCCCATATCCTCCCGGAGTGCCGGAATCGCTGACCGGGGCGGCCGTCCGGGAGCAACGCGACAGCGGGATAGCCGCAGACCGGACAAACCACCTCGTCTGGTGCGAGACGGACGGGCTGAACGGCCTTCCGAACCTGGACCTCGCCGACCTGATTTTTGGATTTGAGTTGTATCCTCTTCTTCGGGCGTCCGACGCTAGCCATCGATCGGCTCCCGCTCTTCGACGAACCGCAACAGGTTCTCGATCGCGATGTACTGGTCGGCTCCGACTCCCATCGGGGGATTGAGATCGAACCCGTCCCAGTCTCCGACTTTCGACGAGAAGTAGGCTCGCCAGTGATAGAAGTTGGAGTCCGGAGCCATTATCGAGAAAATCCGGTCTCGGTTCTTGTCCAGGTAGTTCCGGATGTCGTTGAACGCCTGGGCCTCCAGCCGGATCTGGGTCGGGCGCTCGTCGAGGTCTGCCCGGGGGTACTCGATCTGGACCAGCGCGCGACGAACGGCCACGGTTGCCTTCCAGACCGAACTGTCCATCGTGTAGTGTCGCTGGTTCCCGTTGTCTGGGAGCTCGATCCGGCACTCGATCCGGTGGCCACGCCAGATCACCGACATCTCCACCCGGGCGATGGTCGAATCGGACAGGAGTTGGTCAGTGGTGCACGGGGTGAACTCAGGGGTAGTCATAAAGCGGCTCTCCTACGGCCCAGTCGGTCGGACCTTCGAAGGTGAAATGGACATTGCCGGGGATCGGGGTCCCGCACAGGACCCAGGCTCGCCGCTCGTCGGGCGAGAGGATCCAGGCCAGCGATCCCGCGTGGCGCTCGGAAAGAAGGGACTCGGCTTGAGAGGCGTCGTTCAATTCCTCGGCCAGCTGGTCCCCGATCGAGGCGAACTGCAGATCAGCTTCCTCGATCGGCCACGCTCCGAACAGCGCGGTGGCGTCCAGGTGCGACAGGGCGGAACTAGTCATCGTCCCACCGTCGCAAGCACGCCCAGAGCGATTACCGTCGCCATGATTGCCCAGAAGGCGAGTATCGGACCCCATCCGGGATCAGGTTCCTGAAGAGGACTCATCGGTCCAGCACCTCCTGGATCTCCCGAGCCAAGCCGTAGGACCGGTTGTATCGGTCTACGATCACGCGGATCTCGTCGAGTTTGCCGGACAGTTTCAGGATGCGCTGGTTGGTCTTGTAATCCTGGAACTCGGCGACGGACATGCCGTCTGTGAGGTTCTGCTCGTTTCCCATCAATGCACCTCGTCCGGCTGGACCCAAATCGGGTATCCCTGAGGAGGGTCCTGAACAAACATAGTCCAGAACTTTCCGAGGTGCCGAATCGTGACCCCGGACGTACCGCCCGCAGTCGCCCGAGCCAGCGCACGCTTGGCCATCCCGGACCCATCGAAGTGCCAACCGGACGGGCCTTCCCCGGGCGACCCCGTGTGACGCTCTCCGGTGTAGTCCAGCCGCACCCTATACATCCACTTGCCGGAAGGCTTGAACAGGTGCGCCTCGACTCGGGTCCAGTCTCGTCCCGGGTCAGGCTCTTCGAGGGTGAGGTCCGGAATCGGCTGCTCGCGCAGAATCCCCAGAAGCCTCCGGACGTCCAGTTCAGGCTGGTCGGAAGCGATCTTCTCGGCTACCGAGTCCATCGCCTGGAGCTTCTCACGGAGGTTCTTGACGGTTTGATCAGCGTCGTACAGTTTGTCCCAGTCCTGGAACTGGTCACGAGCGTTGGCGTAGCCTCGGTTGTACTCCTCGGAAGCCCGGGTCCGCTCCTGGTCCCGGATCTGGGCGATCATCTCGGTCTGGGCCGCCATCGTCGCGGCGATCGCCATTACGGCCGGATCCGATCCCCCTGCATTCCGGGCTTCTTCGTACCAGGACTCTGCTTCTATTCTGTAGTCCATCTTCCCTCTCTCAGTTTCCGGTCCAGAGCGCCATCGCCAGGACCAGGGACAGCACCAGGCGCCTCAGCCCAGGCACCAGTCCCGCTCTCGCCAGGAGTCGTAAGCCGAATCCGGGTCGTCGATGTCTGCCGGACCTCTCTCGGACGTGTCCGGCAAGCAGTCGCGCACGACCCAGTTGGTAACTGGACATCTGGTCTCCTCGATCATTTCGCCGCCCACCCGAGCGCGAACACGATGAGCACCAGACCCGAGCCTACGGCGACCACGGTGCGCCACCAAGGAAAACGCCCCACCTCCCAACAAACCCAGACGATGAAGCCGATGAGGACGGCGACGAGCGTAAGAGTTTTGCGGGAGGAGGGGCGTAGTGTCCGGGTCCGGCGTGTCATGCCAGGATCTTACCACTCCGGTAAGACCTGTGTCTACTCGGTCCTCCAGGCTTGGGCCAGGCCATGAGCGAGTTGGAACCCCATATCGTCTACGGCTACGAAGAACGCGGAGTCAGGCGGGATTCCGTCGGCCATCATTTCGTGCGCCCGACGGATTGCGAGGTGGCACTCCCGACGCAGCCACATCTCCATGACTTTGATCATCTCGGGAGTAGCGAAAGGAGCCCGGTCCTTGGACATCGATTCGGCTGTGTCCAGCATCCAATCGAGCAGTTCAGAATGCTGATCCGGGTTCTCGTCCTCTACGGGCGGTTTGCTGTTGAACACCTCGGGCTTACCTCTCTGGTCAATTCGAGCAGTTGTGGCTGTCTCTCGGTCTCCTGTCCGGGTAACAGCCCTAGGATCTCCAGGACTTGAGCAATCTCCTCGTGGGTGTGCCCGGATGCATGCATGGTCCCAGCCACGTTCAACCGGGCGCGATGGTCCTGTTCGGGGCCGGTAGAGTGGAAGGGGATAGAGGTGTTGAGATCGGTCGGATGGCTCACAGAGAACGGACTCCTTCCAGAACGGTGGGGGACGGAGTGGAAGCGGTCAGTTGCCGAAGGACGTTCGGAACCAGCGTGGGGACCAGAGCCCATTGTCGCTCGGTCAATCCCAGCCCGTTCAAGATGGTTTCCACCGCGTCGGCCAGTTTGGTTCCCTGCTCCTCAGCGATATTGACCAGTCGCTGCTCGACCCCCGCATGCAGGCAAGCCGCAGCCGCCCGGATCAGCTGGTTTCGTTCCGACATGTATTGACGAAGCCATCCGTCGACCTCGGGCGGAATCCCAGCCGGACGATTGATCTTGATTCCTCCCTTGCCATCGTCCTCGACCAGTTCCTCCAGTGGGACGTTGAACTGGGAGATGACTCGACCGAGCCAGTCCACGTGTCCAGCTGTCCGGTTGACCTCGTCCAGTAGGGCCTGGATCGGACTGGTCTCGATCGGCTGGCCGTAGAACACCATCAGCTCGTCGGCCATCTCGATAGCGGCGGCCTTGCGCCCGGTCGGGGTCGAGCCCATGTGATAGGCGCAGGGGCCGTAACCGACGTGATCGGTGTTCCACCCTGCGGCCAGAGAGCATCGAGTCCCATCCGGCTTCTGGGCTCCACACTTCTTGTCGCCTGCCGGACCCTCCTCCAGGTACTCCGAGTGCATCGAAGTCCGAGGCTCTCGCTTGCGCCGTCCCTTGGCCGATCGCTGAGGAGGGGGCAGACTCTTTTCCTCTTCGGTCTCGGGTTCTCCGGGAGTATCATCAGGCATGAACCCCCGCATGGGCGGAGACGGCTCCGACTCGTCTCCGACCCACGGGGGTGCCGGGGGCTTTTTAGGCACCACTGCTCCCGAACCCGGATTCCCCCCGGTCGCTCGGTGCCAACACATCCACCGGGACGGCGCGCAGGAACTCGGCAACGTTGGGGAACGGTATGAGCTGGGCGATCCGCTCGCCCTTCTTGACCGTGTAGGTGTCGTTCCGAAGAGACCGGACCCCCGCGAACAGCGGCCCCCGGTAACCCGAGTCGATGACCCCGGTAGTAACCAACAGGTCCAGCTTGCGAACGGTCGAGGAGCGCCCGGTAATCATCGCCCAAATCCTGTCCGGAAGCTGCACCGAACACCCCATCGGCACGTCGACGAACTCGTGCGGAGGGATCTCTGTCTCCTCCAGCGCATACAGGTCGTACCCAGCATCACCCTTGTAGGCTCGGGTGGGCAGCGACGCCCCGGGGTCGAGCCGGACGTACATCGATTCTGACGGCTCTGGACGCGGTCCCTTGGCGCGAGAGTTGATCATGGCTCGCAGTTGCCGGGCCTCCGGAATTCCGAACGTCTCCGTGGCTCGAACGAACGGTTCGTCGAGGGGGAGCGCCCAGGAAGAGAGGAACTGGTGACGATCCCCCACCAGGTGGATCGGCTTGCCCTCTGATCTGGCCTGTTCGATTTCCATCGGCACCCCGATCGAGGTCTCGCCCACCCGAGGCAGGAAGGCAATCAGCGCGGCACACTCAGTCAGTGCGCGGCGATTGATCCGGCCTACCACCGGAGACACCTGCGCCGGGACGGGAAACTTGAACGCGTAGCTCGGGACATACGCCCCCAGGTTGTAGTCCTGCAGGGGGGAGGCCACGTGGTCCAGGTAGTCAGTCGGTCTCCCAATCCCGAAATCGATCGGATGGGCCAAGTAGACGAACTCGGTTTTCAAATCTCCTCCTCGGGGTAGTGGTGGTCGATGACCTTTTTGAGGAGTCCTACCACCTCGTTCATGTCCACGCTTTCCCAGCCTCTGCGCAGTCGCAGCTTCGGGACACTCGTCCGGATGTGGATCTCCTCGGACGCGTAGCCGACCTCGATGTAGCACTCGCGGTCGTCCCCGAACTGTGCCCGATCCACTCGAACTTGTTTGAACTGCATCTCATCGGCCAGCAGCCAGATGTCCCGGATCACCCGAGGAACGGTCAGCTCTAGGTTGTCCATTACTCCCCTTCCTGGGAAGCTATCCGATCCATCCGGTTGTTGAACAGCCTGGTCTCCAGGGCGGCCATCAGCCGCCAGGTGGCGTGCAACAAGTGGTCGTCGGAGACGTCCCCGAGACGATCGGCCATCAGGTGAGCGAACGCGTGATCGATGTGATCGTTCTCGGCGATCCCCCGCCAGTTGCCCGGACCGTACTTGTCGTCCCCGTACTTCTGGAGTTTGGCCAGTTCCCATAGCGCGTGCAACGGCATCGTGGTGAACACGGCCGGGATGGAGGACTGTTTGGCCCCGTTCGAATTTTCGATCACGGGCGAATCCGGACCCATCCCGGAGACCTTCTCCGGCTGGTCGCCGAGTCCAGGATCGTCGTCCGCCACATCCGGTGGTTCCACCCACTCGATGCACTCGCACTCGTAGCACGGATGGGGAAACTCGTTAACTGCGTGATTGGTAGCCGTGTGTTTGCACCCGTTGCGTCCGCAGTAGATCTTCTCCCCGAAACCTCGCTCGACTCGGGTCTCCAAGGTGTAACAAACCCCGGTATGACTCCCCCCGAGAGAGGTCGGCAGAGCCAACAGGCAAGCCTCCTCGCCCGGAAACCCGATCGGCGGAACACTTCCGGGCACGATGTTTTGTAAGTGGCGATTCTTGATCACTGCTCGTCCAAGAAAATCGAGGAGTCCGGTCCGGTCCCCAGAACGTACACCCGAGCTCCGGTCTGCTCCTTGACGGCCTCCGACCAGCCGAGGACTCCCGCGACCAAACGGTCCGGGAGTCCTTCCAGAGAGGTCCGTCCTTCCAGATCCGGAAACACGTGGTCGGCCATGTTCATCCATAGCCGGACGTTCCGAACCCCGTTTGCCCAGACAGCCTGCCTGACCAGGCCCGGGTCCCAGGCACCGACCCGCCGAATCTTGTTGGTGACCGTGGTCCGCTCCGGGGGCAGCCCCAAGGCTTCCCAGCTGGTCTCGTACTTGAGAGGCCCCGAGTCTCCCGCGACCCGGATCGGGTATGGCCGGACCACCACCCACACCTCCAGCTCCGCGTCCGGGAACCGCCAGGTGGATATCCCAACATCGGCCAAAGCGTCGCATGCCCGGCAGTCCGCCGACGTGGTTTTCGGGTAAAACTCGGTGTGCAGACCCAGACCATAGCCCTGGGCGGCTTCGATCTGGACCGTCTCCGAAGACTCCAGGAACCGGGTGGCGACCTTAGCCACGTCCGACTCCACCAGACGATCTCCCGAGTAATCCTCGTACGCGTCGGTGAAGGTTTTCGCGGTACGGTGGATTCGGTCCATCCGGGCAGCCCCGATCCCCTTTCGGGTCGAGCCCCAGGCCAGAGCCTCGTCGCCCTCTTCGACCGCGATGTGCGCGGTTTCCAGGACGGTGGCAGCCGGATCGACGATCACGCACGGGACCCCGGTCTCCTTGGCCTCCGCTTCGATCAGTTCCATCTGGACCAGAGAACGAGCCGCTACGGCGACGGTTGCCTTACGGTTCACGACCGAGGCAACCGGAACCTGTCGGAGCTTGAACTCGAATGGACCCTGGTTGCCGTTTTCGGCCAGATTGGCCGGTTGTCCCCATGCGGTGTGACCCGCGTTCGGGCCGCCCGTCCGGACAGCCAGCATGAACCCCTCGCGCTTGGCGAGTTCAGCCGCACAGTGCCCTTTGCCCTCGGAGCCGAATTGGCCCCCGACAATCACCTGAATCTTGCCCGCCATTACTGGCCCCTCTCAGTGGTAGTGGTCCGGATCTTACCGTCGCGGTACATGGCGGTCAACTGAGCGTGTGCGTCCACGTAGGCCATCCCCTTGCCCTGCAACGCGCGCATCTCCTCAGATGTGTCGACGTACCCGGACGGATGTCCTGGGTCACTCCAGGACAAGCCAGATACCAGGACGGCGGTACGGAGCAAGATCGTACACACCAGATGCAGCAGGTCCGGCACCGCTACCCGCTCCACCGAGCTGTGGGACAAATCGTGCTCCCCCCACTGAACGACCCCGAGCTGCAGAGTTTCTGCTAGAGACCTGGCCATCCGTGCCAGCCCCCGGATGTTCTCGGCCACAACCGGATTGACCTTGTGGGGCATCGCCGACGAGCCGACCTGGCCATTAGCGGCCACCCGCAGTTCGCCGATGCCCTCCTGGGCCAACAGCCACACCTGGGTTGCGATCGCTTCACAGACCGTGGCCAGCCCCGACATGCAGTGCGCCCAATGCGCCAACCTGTCCCGAGGAACGATCTGGGTGCAGGTGGACTCCCGGAGCCCCATCTCAGCCAAGGCCAACGACTCTCCAGCGCTGAACGTCCCGACCGGTCCGGACAGCTTCCCGGTATCCAACCAGTCGAACTGAACCAGAAGCCGAGTCCAGGCCCTTTCCGTCATCTCGGCCAGAACCGACCAACGCAAATGAGCTGGCATCGGAGCGGCCAACTGACCATGGGTTCGGCCGATCGTCTCGTGCACCCCCAGTTCATCGACGAACGCGTGGAGGGTCTCGATCAGGTTAACCGCTCTCTCCCGAACCACGTCTCGGCTTTGCAGTAGACCCAGGGCCATGGCGGTGTCCACCACATCCGAGCTGGTCAACCCGTAGTGGAGCCCGGATCGGATTTTCGTTATCAATTCCGGGTCGATGTGGTCCGGATGTCCCGGGTCGCGGGCGGTCAGAATGTTGGCGTCCAGCGCCCGAAGGAACGCGGCCACGTCGTGCCCGGTCTCCCGTTCGTAGTAGTCCACCTGGGCCTTGATCGGGGGATACACTTTGTCGTTCAAAGCGTCGGCAATCTCCGGTCCAGCAACCTGACGAAGGTGCGCCACCTCTACCTCGAACCAGCGCCGGTAAGTGGCCTCCTCCGACCACAAACTGGATATTTCCTTGTCCTCGTACCGTTTGATCACGCTGCCTTCTCCTTCTTCCAGGGTTCGACGTCGACCCCACCGGGGATCTCGAACCAGTCTTTCCACATGTCTCGCGCGATGTCCGCGCATTCCTCGGCCAAGGCTCGCATTCCAACAGGCAGCATCACCAGCAAAGCGTCATGGATCTGGAGCAGCAATCCCGCGTCGGACGGGATCCCTCGACTCATGAGCAAGTCGTCGGCTTCACACATCCACGCCTTGGTGAATAGCCCGATATTGCCCTGCACTTTGTTGTTAAAAGCCTTATGGAAATCGTGGTACAGAACCTCTAGTTTGGTGAAGTAGCGCCAGTAGTCCTCTCGAATCAAAATCCGGTGGTCGTATTCGGCCGATTTCATGTGCACATCGATCGCCGGACGAAACTCGGGGTACAGCTCGTGCCAATCCTCGATCAGTTTTTTGACTTGGCAGTTCTTTCGGTTGCATCCCCGCTTGCCGTTTACACAGATGTGATCCGGTTTCTCCAAATCCAGACCAGAAGTCTTGCGCAGGTCCTTCCTGAAAGAAGTGTGACCGATCCCGAAAATCAGTGAGAAGTTCGAGCGCTTGCCAATGACCGACCGTGCCTTGTACCACCCCGGGTCAGAAGGTCCCTTTGCCAGACCCAGACCGATGGCGGTTTCTCCATGCGGGTCTCGGTTCTCGGCAATGGTCTCCCACATACGTTCGCACCGGGCGAACTGGGTGGCCACCCGCAGCTCAGCTTGCATGAGGTCCATGTGCCACAGCTCGAACCCCTCGGGGGCCTCAATCAGCGCCCGAGGCGACGGAGCTTCGGCCAGAATCTGCGCTCCCGCAGCCAGCATACGGTGATCATGCGGGATCGCCATCATGTTCGTTCGTTCACACGACGCCCGCAGGGTCGCGGTTCCTAGTTGCCGGAATCTGGTGCGCAGCCGACCGTCCGGACCAAGAAACTCCGCATACCCTCGGTAGTATCGGCCGTTGGCGTCCTTTAGCTGCCGGAGTCGATAGAACTTGCGCGCGTGCGGAACATCCCGCTGGTCCAGCTGTTCTAGCACCTCCGCGTCCAGACTGGGGTTTCCTTCCGGAGACGTCTTGGACGGGTCAGTCATTTTGATCGGTTCCAGCCCGAGGCAATGGGTGCCATTCTCCAAGACGTCGGAACTAAAGAAGAACTGAACTGCTCCCGGATTGGTAGTCCGGAACGGCAGTTCCTTCTCCAGCTCCGTAACCACGGCATCGATCTTGTCGGCCCAACGCAGAGACTCGGTTGCGTTGTAAGGGACCCCGCGTCGCTCCTGTCTGACAAAACAGTCCAGGTGCCGAAGGTACTCGTGCATCTTGGTCATCCGGGCCTCTCCTCCCCGGAACCGCAGATACTGGAGACGAGCCAGCCGGATACCCTTCCGGACGTCTTCCAACAGGTACGGCTTGATCACCGACCAGTCGGCCAGGTCGTACCGGGTCGCGGGTACTCCACGCGCTTTCAGGTGTTCCTTGAGGGCGTCCTGCTCCTTTGGAGCCTCCCCGAACAGACGCTCGGCGGTCTCCTTGAGTCCCTTTAGTTCTCCTGGGTCGAGAATCGAGTTACCCAGGAAGGTGCACCAGACCCCTTTCTCGATCAGGTCCACCCCGGAGGTGTCCGGCCATGGACCGTGCCCGGCCATGATGACCTCGAACATCAGGTTGTGGGCGGCTATGTCGTTCTGGGTCAGCCAATCGCAAAGCGCCCTCCACTGATCCGGACCTAGGTTGGGATTTGGTTCCAGAACCTCCTCCGCCGTGAGCTTACGCTTGGTCTTGCGGTACTTGGGATCCCCCGCCTTCGCTCCGGTGGTTTTGCTGTCATTCTTGTAGTATCCGGCAATCTCTTGGCCTTCTTCCCACCCAAACCGGGCGGTTTCTGCCTCGGGCTTGCCGTACAGGCCTTGAGTGAAGGGCCAGGCGTACGACACCACCTCTCCCCGGAATCGGAACGCCACACCCCCACAGGAAATCCGGGCGCCATCATCCGGGTATAGTCCAGAAGTCTCCCAGTCCAGGAAGACCGTCCCCGGCACGTCCGCTGGATCCGGTAGCTCCGAGGGCAGCAGGTCATCTCTTAGGGACACACCAACTCCCGTCCCGAGACCTCGCGAGAGAGCCTCGTTGTTCACCCTTCTTGCACTCGGAAAGCACTTCTTGTGGGCTTCTCTTCAAAATCTCGGCGATCTCCTGAACTCGGGCGTAACCCCGTGCCGAGACCAGTCTCTCCACCTCGTCGAGAAGCTCCACCTTCGGGGTTTCCGGATCCGATCCTAGGTCCTCCTTGGTGACGATGTGCCAACGTCCGGTGTCCCGCATGAACTCCATCTGATATTGGCAGTCCTCAACATCGCGTGATTCGACCCGCATTAAGCCGCCCGTAGATCCCCGTTCTCGGGTCAGGTACAAGATGGTGTCGGCCGCGCCGGTCACGCCCTTGGTACCGGACACCATGTTGAGGAAGTCCTCGTCTGTTTTCTTCCGGTCATGGTGGGTGACCAAGACTCCGATCCCGTAATCGTCAGCAATCTCTTTCAAAATCGAGACAGCGGCATAGTCGGCCTGGTACATTCCGGCCTTCTCATCTCCTCCACCCCGGACTTTTGCCAGAACGTCCACCATGACCACCCGAGCCTGGGGATGAACGTCCAGCCAACGCTCGATCTCTTCCTTCCCGCCCTTCTCGATCGGAGGGAGGTCCAGCCAGACGTCCCCCGCTAAGTGGGCGGGGAAGGCCAGGCCCTTAGTGACCTGCCGGAGCCTGGAGTACAGACGCCTCTGCGGGTCCTCCAGGGCCAGATATAGGTTCGGGGTGGGATCGATCTGTTGCCCCCAGTCAAACACCTCCTTTGGCTTCCCGGATCCTAACGCGGCCAGCAGGTTGATGTTCCACCAGGACTTTCCCACCTTGGGAGCCCCCACCAACAGGGATAGCCCCTCAGGTATCACGCCCGGGAGAACCCAACGGAGCGGCTCGGGATGGGTTTCCATGACCGACAGGACCGACCAGCGGGTCCGGCGCACGGACTTCATCTGGACGGATTCCAGCTGGTCGAGCTGGTATCCGGCGTTCAGGTGGTCGGTCACGTCCGACTTGGCCTGTGGTGTGGCCGACTGGGTCATCCGTACCGAGGTCGCCGAGTTGATCAGTAGCCGCGCTACCGCCCGGCCGTAGGCCCGCCCTGGTTTGTCGTTGTCGCATACGATCACGACGTCGGCACCCTCGAAGTACGCCGCCCAGTCCGGGTCCAGGGGTCGGTTGGCTCCTCCCGCGTTGGTGGTGGCTACCTCCCCCTCTTTTTCGATCGAATGAACATCCCGCTCGCCCTCGACCCAGTATATGGTTCGGCCAGCCCGGACAGCCTCGATGACGGCTGGGAGCCGATAGGGCACCCAAGCCATGTTCTTAGGGAGGCTGCCGACCTTCCCGTCTTTTGTGGCCATCCGGAAGTCTTTGGGTTCGAACCGGATGTTGTGGTACAGAACGATCCCGACCTCATCCGTGTAGGTGTACCTCTCTACCTCCTTCCCCAGCTCTCCCTTCTTGTTGTTGGACTCGGATCGAGTGGCTCCCGTCCTTGTGGATTGAGGTTTGGGCGAACCCCCACTCCGTGTTCGGGACCCTCCCTTTAGCCTGAAATCGCCTGCCGATAGCTCTAGCTCCTCGACGATCTCGTCGAAGGTGCATCCGGCGAAGCACCGGGCGTAGATCTTCCCGGCTTCCTCATTCTTCCTCAGAGACAGAGACGGCTTGTCATCCGGGTGAGCCGGACACAACATCTTCACTCTGTTGTGTCCGGCCGACACGGGGGCCTTACCGGTTCTCGTCTCGATCACTTCACAGATGTAATCGAACTGATCGGCCACGACCGTACCCCGTTCTACTGTGTGCCGGGGTGGACTAGTCGCCGTCCAAAGTGACCCCGATCAGGTCCCGGTTGTCCGGATTGGTGGGGTCGAGGTAGTCCTGGACCTTGGTCTTGCCTTTGCCCTTGTTCTTTCCCTTGGTCTGCACCTCGATGGAACAGTCCAGGATGACATACGCGGGGTCGGCCTCGTCTTCCCCCGCTTCGACCAGCTCGTCGGTGTCGCTGTCCGGCTCGAATCCAAACGCCTCGAACAGGGCCGCCCACTTCCAGCCTGCTTGCGGAGCGTACGAGATGTACTCCCAGACCTTGTACCCTTTGACGTTGCGGGGTTCGACGACCTCAAAAGTGAGATCTTGTCCGGCGTAACCAGAGTCCTTCTCGTCGGTCTCTTCCGCTTCGGTCATCCGAGCCAGAACGTACCCCTCGAACGCCTTGCGGTTCCCTCCCCGCTCGATCTCGCCGTTGGCGATCGCGTCGGAGGTCTCCTTGGGGATGCGTGGCATGTCTTCCCTCTCTTCAGTGATAAATCAGCCCGTGCACGATGTCCTTTACCGTGATCGGGCAGTCGTCGGTGAATCCGCCCGGACAGAGGTCAGAACGGGGGCTCGTCGGAAAATCCGGACGCCTGCTCGGCCTTGCTCGCTCGTTCAGCAGCCGCTCTCCGAGCGGGACCGCTTTTGGTTCCCTCCGTGTCGGCCTGGACCTCGGCCTTGGCAGCCTTGGCGGCTCGATCCGCAGCAGGTTTGCGACCGGACCGTCGCGGAGCGGGCTTGGTTTCCTCCTCACTCGAAGGGTCCGGGGGCTGGACCTGGTCCGAGCCAGGCTCCTCCTCCGCACTCGGCTCCGGTTCTTTCGACGCAGCCGCAGGTGTCGACGAACGGGCAGTGCGCCGACCACCCCGTTTTGGGGGTTCAGGGTCGTCCTGTTCTCCCGCCAGTGGCGGACCGTCCGGGGTCCCGTCCTGGGTGTGGTAACGCGCTTCGTCTGTCGGCCCGTAGTGCCCGATCCCGTCCTCGTCAGCCAAAGACCGCCTAGTCAGCACCCCCTCGGCTCCGCCTGGCATCCGCTTCTGGGCTGGGTCACGGTTGGGGTCCAGCTCCCCGTGCACATATGCCCAGATCCGATCGAACGTGGGGTCGACCAGTTCCACGGGCAGCGAAAACATCCGATCCTTGCCGCGCGAGTCCTCGGTGGGCGTCGTTCGGCCGTAGTAGGTCGCGTCGTCCAGGACATGTGTCCGGATCACCACATCCACGTAACCCAGCAGCGCGGTTGCCAGAGCGGGGTTGACGGCCGGACCGTAGTGGACCTTCTCGCCCTTCCGCTTCTTGTCCACATCGCGTCGTTCCAGAGCGGTGACCAGGAAGTGGCAGGGCAGCGTCCGGTACTTGCGGAGTAGCAGCCGGACCTGGTTCGTCATCTTGGCGTAGTCATCGCCCTCAGTTTCGAACCGATCCCGCAGCGTGATGTTCCCGGACCTGCCCGCCCGGCCCTTCTTGGATCGCTGCAGGATCTCGGCCGTTCGACGCATGTCGTCTTCGATCACGTTGTCCAGCAACTTTTCGAAAATCGCCGTGATCGAGTCCCAGCCGACCGCTCCCCACGACTCGGGATCGGCCTCCAGATCAGCCTGGAGTTTGTAGAACAGTCTCTCCAGGCTCTCGAAGTCCAGTTTCTGACCCGGTTTCGGGAACACCATGACACGCTTGGTGTCGATCCCCTGCTTGCCCAGGGGAGTGGCCTTGGCCCCGCCCTCCGCGTTGATCAGCAGCAGGTTCCCTTTGACCTTCGGAGCGAGCTTGGTGGCCATGACCCGAGCCAGGTTGGTAGTCTTCCCGGTGCCTTCGGCCCCCCACCACAGGATCGATAGGAACTCGTCCGCGTCGGCGAGAGAGCCGAACTCGAACTCCCCTGGATTATCCGCGTACGAGGGCCTGGTCCAGTCCTCGAACGCAGCGGGGCTGTCTGGGTCAGACACGTCAGCCGACTCGCCGTTGTTCTCCGCCCGTTCGGCTGCCCGTTCGGCCGGAGTCTTGCGCCCGGATCGACGCGGGGGTTCTGGCTCGTCGGTCACCGAGTCATTGTACGATACTTCGGCTGCCGTTTCCTCAGACCCGAGGTTTTCGGTAGGCTTCGGTGCGGCCGTGGCCGCTCCCTTGCGTGGCATGCGCCACCCCTCTCTCTGTATACGGGCTGCTGATCTTACCACTACGGTAACCCGCGTAGCGGTCATTGCCCGTGCTTTGCTCCCTGTTCCAGCCCAAAAGACCGGAGGATCCCGTCTACCTTCCTCGGATCGGTGTTGCGTCGCATCCGCAGGTGCGGCTCTTTGAAGTCACACTTCCACCCACACGAACGCGGGTCCGGTGCGGAGTATGGCCGTTTTCGGTTCCTCGGAGACAGCATCGCGTAGATCGTGTCCACCGCGTCCAGCTCAATCGCACGAAGCTCGGCCGGAGTCCGGATTGAGTACTTGCGATCGAACCTCTCGTCGAGGGTCATTGGCCGTTTGAGCTGCTTGGTCTTGACTTGATTGACCAGCTGTCCCCGGACATTTTCCCCAAGACGCTTCCAGGCCACGGTATACAGCCCGAACTGGTCGGACAGATCGATGTCCATTTGCCCCATTGGCTGGGCGGTCGATTTATGATCGACCACAAAAATCCCCCGCATCGACCTAATTCGAGCCAAGACATCCGTGGTCCAGCTGTACAGGATCGGTCGCCGAACTCCGTCCACCTCGATCACCAACGGTCGGTCGTCCTCGTCATGGAACGGGACAACTAGTCTCTCCTCGACCGATAGAACCTCCAGCTCGGAGTCCAAGCCGTACTTTTCGACATAACCGTCGTACATCCACCAGAGCGTCTCGGTCTGCTCCGGGTTGGTCTCCTCTATTGTGTCCGCGACGAGATCCGCGAGTTCGTCCTCGTGGACAGGAGACCCCTGCGCGGCACAGTCCC